GCTTCGGTTATTTTCTACTGTAGATCTCATGTCAGAAACTTTTACTTGGATTTTGTTGACATTAATTTCGTGTTATGTTGCTTATAATTTTGATCATATCGCATTACAGTATAAATGCAAACGATATATCTTACCTTCGCATCAAGCCAACATTTTTTGGACTGTGAAAGCTATGGTTTATGATTATTGTTGCAAACTCCCTGATAGGGAGACAGATCCATCGAAACTGTTGAAGATTTCTTATCCTCCGGATTTCGAATTAGAATGTGATATGAAGCCAGCTGCCTTAGCTATGGTCTATCATCCTTTATTTCCTCCTTATTTTCCTCGTAAGTGTTTACACAACAGCGTGTCTTGCATAAAGAACAAATTGTTGCATAAGTTACCTGGAGGGAAATATAGTTTTGGATTACATAAGATTTTGGAAGCCATCGCTTTTCAGATTAATGGTAACTTGGACCCTCTCAATTTTGAGAGTTGGGTTTCGAGATTTCCAGGTCCGAAGCAGAAGAAATTGAGACGCGAGTTTGAAAATAATATGACTGAACATTTGGGCAAAAATTTTAACGAGAGTACTTCTTTCTGTAAATTTGAAGCCTATAGCGAACCTAAGTATCCGCGGCCTGTTGTGGCTGCTGGGGTTGAGTTTAATTACTCTACTGGTAGATGGATCATTGGGTTAGCTGAAATGTTGAGTGAAATGCTTCCAGACAATATCATGCTCCCTTTGCATGGGGATGCTTTTGCTATTGGGGCTTTCCATGATACGTTCAAACATTTGCACAAATATGATACTGACTTTACAGCTTTTGACTCATCACAAAGAGATGAAGTACTGTTGATGCTTGCAAGATTCCTGACACTTTGTGGGGTTCCTAAACAAGTTGTTGATAGGGAATTGCTGGACACTAAACTCATTAAGATATCAAATCGGAATGGATTTAAAGTGTTGTTTAAGTCGGTCAGAGGTTCAGGGAGGTCAATGACTTTACTGGGTAATTGCATTATCACTATCAATACAGCCCTTCACCTTTATGGTGATAATCTTGGCGCTTTGTTGGTGAAAGGAGATGACTCAGTCTTGTATTTGAAGAATTTAATCCCTGATGTGCAGCAGATGACTCAAAAGTATTTAGACAATGGTTTGATCGTCAAAATGAGAGCAGTCGATGATTACGAATTGGAATTTTGTTCTTCTTTGTTTGTTCCTTTTTCCGAAGGCACAGTTTTGGTACCGAAGTTCGGGAAACTATTAGCCAAGACTTTTTGGTGCAAGAATTTGGAATATGGCAAAGAGGATATAGAAAGACAGTTCGCTTCAATTTTGAAGGGGTTGCAATTATCCTTATCAAGTGTTCCTTGGATTAGCTCATTGTATGAGAATCCAATATATCAACGTTGGTTCGACAAGGTTGACGCTCATTATGATGTTTACAATGAGTATTGTCATCAAGTTTTGACACCTTGTTTGGATACTTATGGATTTATTGCAAACCGATATAAATTGTCGGCATGTGAATTGGACGAGTTAGCTTCTGAGTTGAAAGGGAGTTTCCCTGTTAGACTTAGCTCGTTCGCATCGGAAGTAATGATAGAAAAAGATTGGGGACCTCCTAATGATGGTGAGCATTTAAAAGAACATTATGCTCACCCGAAAGTCATGTCTCTCGTTTTCATCTTATCTCCGATTTTTGAGGAATGGATAAGACATTTCTTTCCTGTCGCAAGCACGGTTATTATCGGCTTGATAGAAAGTTTCTATTATGGTGATTTTCGACATTTCATGTTTCATGCTATATACGCTTGGATCCAGTATTTGTTTGGCTTTCCTGTAGCCTTGACATTGCACTTGTTGGTTAATATGGCCGGCCCCAAAACCAACTTGTTGCTGTTATTGATCATGGCAACTAAGAAGAAAAACGGAGCTAATGCTCCCGTTCAAACGAAGAAAAGAAATAGAAAAACTAATAGAAAAGGACAAAATGTAAGCCCAACCATGAAGGCTATGGCCCGAATGATTGCGGATCCTTGCAATGCGCCCTTAGTCCCTGGATTTCATGGGACTGCTGATGGAATTATGTCTAGATACAAGTCATATTTTGCGTTTTCCCAAACTACTGAGTATGGTTATGTGTTATGGTGCCCAGAGTATTACGGTGGTGATTTTACTGAAGGGGCTAACACTTCACTTAATTCGGTATGTTTCACCGCTCCTTTCGCTGGGACACAAATCGTTAATGAGGTTAGTGATCCCCTAGGATACGATGCGGCTACTTCCGGGTTGTCCGTACCTGTTGGAGCTTCTGAGTTTTTGGCTGGAACTACAGCACAAGACTTTCGGAATATTTCAGCATGTTTACGGATGACTTACACTGGTACCACTAGTGATTGCAAGGGAAGATTTGCTTTACTTGATAACATTCCCGCAAAGTTGCTCACGACTGATTTGCCTTCACCGCAAACGTTGTTGGGCTACGCTGCTGCCTCTGAACGAATTTCCATGGATGTCATGGAATGTACTTATCGCCCTACTCCTCAGTCGAGTAAGTTCAGAGATTCTTCGGCCTCTTTTTTGTTAGCCGGAGATACGGATGTGACAGCCACATCCATGTCGGAGGTTCCGAGCTATGAATCTCCTGTCTGGATAGGCATCGTATGGAGCGGTGTCCCATCGAATCAACTTGCTTTTGAGTTCATTCAGAACATAGAGTGGCGTCCACAAATCACAAAAGGATACGTGGAACCACCTGTCAGACAAGTTGCAGACTCTTCATATGCACCAAAGGTGCTCAAATTCCTGGACACGAATGTCCCAGGATGGAGTACCACGTTGCTAAATGGTGCTGCGAAGGCAACCAATGCTGTGATTAATCGCGTGTTGGGAGGTCCTGCACAATATAATCGCATATCGAGACAATATGCGTCTATCATGCAGTGACACACTCTGATTTGTAAGAA